AGAAGAGCTGGAGAAGCTCAAAAACTAAGAGTACACTACCAAAAAATTAGTAGGATACTATTTGAATAAAAAGTATTATATTTATATAATATAAAATAAAATTTAATTAAAATGAAGAAAACAGAAAATCTCATAAAAGAGGTTTGCTCTCAGGTGCAAGACCTTATAATATCAAAAAATCGTAATTACGGAGATAGTGCTACTAACCCTTGTAACATATTTGCAAAAGGAAATGCTATACAATCTTTATGTGCTAGAATAGATGACAAATTATCTAGAATAAAAAATAAAGGCATTAATGATGAGACTGAAGATACAGTTACAGATTTAATAGGGTATTTAATTTTATTAAAAGTAGCTATGAAAAAAGATATTCCTGTAAAAAAAAATTCTAATGTTATTTTTGAAAGTGATATGACTTTAGATAATAATGAAATAATAAATATTTTTGAAAAATGGAATTAGAAAGTATAAATCCTATAATAAGAAAAATAACTATAGGTGATTTAAAACAAGGTTTAACTTATAAAGTAGGACAAGTTATGTTTTATGGAAACATGACAGTAACTGCTATTATTCAAGATGAAGCTGCTTGGTATAAACATCAACAAGTTGTTTATGATGTTTATGTACAAAAAAAAGGAGAAGATTTTTCAAGACCTTGGAAAAGGTTTTTTGACCAACCAACAGCTATTGAATTTGATATAGAAGAAAGAGACGAATATATAATACATTAAAATATGAAAAAACAAAAACCAGTACGAGACCTTTTTTGGGTAGAAGTAGAAAAAGAACAAGAAGATACAATAAAAATAAATGGCAAAGAATTATATTTAGATTCTTCTTATAATGCTTTATTTCATGCTAGACAACATGGTAAAGTTTACCAAACTCCTATAAATGATAATTTAAATTTAGATATTAAAAACGGAGACATAGTTTATTTCCATCATTTTGTTACAGCTGATGAAGAAACAACTTATGGAACTGAGAAAGGAGTTAATCGTGTAGATTTTATAAAAGATAAAAAAGTTTATAAAGTTCATAATTCTCAAATATATGGAAGAACTAGAAAAGGTAAATTTAAAGCTGTTCATCATTGGAATTTTGTAGAACAATTAAAAGAAGATGAAGAAAGTATTAAAACTGAGTCAGGAATATATTTTAAACCAGATGTAGAGGACATAAGACTTTATGGTCGTTTAATACATCCAAGTAAAGAGTTAAAACATATACAGGGAGAAAAAATTATATTTAGTGAAAATTCAGAATATAAAATGGACATAGAAGGAGAAGAGTTAATGAGAATGAGAAATCAAGATATATTAGCTGTTTATAAAGATTAATTATGACAGACATAAAAATAGATGTTGAAGGTAAATTAGAAAAATTAATTAAAGCAGGGTTACAAGCTTATGATTTATTATTAGAAGAAGTTAAAAGACCTGTTGACCCTGACTTACCAGATGATAAGTCAAGAAATGCCATGAAAGCAAAAAAAGAATGTTTTATGGATGCTAAAGAAATACTTACTTCTATCAATAAAATTAAACAAGGATTAGACGGAGAAGAACAAACAAACGTAGAAGATGAAAAAGAAGAAGAATCTTTTAGAGCAGGCTTTTCAGAAAAGTTTGCTAAGAAATAATATTTTATTATATTTGTAAATTGGCTATGGGAGTACAAAACAAAATAGTATTAAATGATAAAAGCCAGGGAAAGACTATAGATATTTGTGGTCTTAATATTGTACTACCTAAAAAACCAAAAGCCTCTGAAATACTTTTTAATGAAAAAAGTAAAAAAGAGCAAAAGTGGGAAAGAACAGATATGCCTCTTGGGTTAGATGAAGATACTGCAAGCAAGTATCAAGATTTTATAAATCAAGAGTTTACAAGAAGATTAGAGGGTGTATGGTTTATGAATAATGGCACCCCAACTTATATAACAGGCGAACACTATTATTATTTAAATTGGTGTAAGCTTGATGTTGGTTATCCTCAGTATAGGGATAGAGACAGAAGGTTCTTTGTTTATTGGGAAGCGTGTAAAAGGGATGATAATTGTTTTGGTATGGTAATGGTAAAACACAGAAGAGAAGGAGCATCATATAAAGGAGCATCTATATTGCTTCATGAAGTTTCTTCAAGATATAATTCACATGGTGGTATTATAAGTAAAACTGGTGTTGATGCAAAATCTTTATTTACAGATAAGCTTGTTTATATGTTTAGACAGTTGCCTTTCTTTTTTCAACCGATAATTGATGGTAGCGATAATCCTAAGAGCACTTTAAGTTTTAGAGCTCCAGGACAAAAGATGACTAAAAAATATAAAAAGATTGTAAAGTCACAAGCTTTAAATAGTAAAATAGATTGGAGAAATACTAAAGACAATTCTTATGACTCTGTAAAACTTGTTAGGTATCTTTGTGATGAAGCAGGTAAATGGGTAGATGCTAATGTTGAAAAAAATTGGGAAGTAGTTCGTTCTTGTTTAACATTAGGAGATAAAATAATAGGAAAATGTTTTATGCCTACTACAGTTAATGAGTTGGAAGGAGCAGGAGGAGAAAATTTTAAAAACCTTTGGTTTGATAGTAGCATTGAAGAAAAAGATGCTAATGGTAGAACAAGGTCTGGGCTGTATAGTTATTTTACTCCAGCTTATGATGGATATGAAGGTTTTATAGATGAATATGGAATGTCTATTGTAGATACTCCAACAGAAAAACAGGCAAAATTTATAGGTAAAACTATAGGAGCTAAAGAGTTTTTACAAAACATAAGAGATTCTTATAAAAATAATACTAATAAATTGTCTGAAGAAAAAAGACAAAGACCTTTTACAGTAGAAGAAGCTTTTAGAAGTGATTCTAGTCAAAGTGTTTTTGATGTTGAAAAAATATATCAACAGATGGATTACAATGAAACTGCAGATAATGTTACTGTGAAAGGTGATTTTATATGGCAAGGAGGAATAAAAGACACTAAGGTAAAATGGATTCCTAGTTCTAAAGGCAAATGGTTAATATCATGGATACCTCCAGAACAAAGGAGAAACGCTATAGATTTAAAAGTTTCAGGTAACAATCCTGGAAACCATACTGAATTAGTAGCTGGGTGTGACCCTTACGACCATGACACAACAACTGATGGAAGACGTTCTGATGCGGCTTGTTACGTTTTTAAGAAGTTTTCTATGATGGATGATTTTTCAAATCAGTTTGTTTGTGAATATATAAATAGACCACCGAAAGCAGAAATTTTCTATGAAGACATTTTAAAAACTTGTGTTTTTTATGGATGTCAAATATTGATAGAGAACAATAAAGTAGGACTTATAAAATATTTTGAAAACAGAGGATATTATAAATATTTAATGGATAGACCAGAAAACACACATACTGATAGCAGTAGAAAACAAAAAACAAAAGGAATACCTAGTACAGGTGTTGCTGTTTTAAATGCACAAATAGAAGCTATTTCTTCTTATGTGTATGACTATATAGGAGTTAATTTAGAAACAGGAGAAATGGGAAGATGTTATTTTAATAAATTGTTAGATGATTGGAGTAGATTTGAACCAGATAACAGAACAAAATATGATGCTACTGTAGCTTCATCTTTAGCTTTACTAGGAGCACAAAAACATGTAGCGGCTAAGGTAAAAAAAGTAAAATTAAGTTTTATAAAAAAATATAATAATAAAGGATTAATTTCAAAAAGAATATAATGATAAACAAATACAACGACAACAAATTTGAAACTATAGGAGGGTACCCTACACCTATGGTAACTAACGAAGAAAAATCTTCTAATGAATATGGTCTTCAATACTTTAAAAGAATGTATCACGATTGGACAGAAAACAGTGATTTAAACTTTAGAGACAAAAGAAGAAGAATGGTTAATGCTAGAAAATATGCAGAGGGAAATCAAGATGTAGGTAAATATAAAGATTTATTAGATGTTCAAGGAGACAACTCTTATATGAATATAGACTGGACTCCTGTTAGTGTTGTTCCAAAATTTGTTGATGTTATAGTTGGAGATTTAAGTAATCAAGAATATGAAGTTAAAGCTAGTGCTATAGATAAACTTTCTCAAGATAAAAAACTTAAAGACAAAATGGCTTTAGAGTTTAAAATGCACAATAAAGATTTTTTACAAAACATACAAGCTATGTTTGGTCAAGAGATGGGAGAGATAGAAGGATTACCAGAAACTGATGAAGAGTTAGAATTATACATGAAGCTTAATTATAAACAAGCTCATGAAATATCTTTAGAAGATGGTATTAAATTTGTTTTTCAACAAAATGATATGCCAGAACTAAAAAGAAGATTGTTAAGAGATTTTGTTGTAGTAGGACAATCTGCAACTAAAACAGAAATAAATCCATCTGGTGTTATAAAATTAAAATATGTAGACCCTTCTAATTTAATTACATCTTTTTCTTCTTCTCCAGATTTTAAAAACATTCAACATGCAGGAGAAGTTTACTCTGTTACTATATCTCAATTAAGAGAAATGGCTGGAGATGAATTTACAGAAGATGAATATAAATATATAGCTGAAACTTATGGTAAAAAAATGCAATCAGATGATGGTTATTTATTTGGTAGAAGTTATGGTACTGTTACAGAAGGACAATATAGTCAAGAATATGATAGATTTTCTGTAGAAATTTTAGATGCAGAATTTATTACAACTCACGAAATGAATTATGAAAAAAAATCAAATGCTCATGGAGGTTATTCTGTAAGAAAAAGAAAACAAAACTTTAAGTTACCTAAAAACTCTAAAACAAAAAGAGAACACTTAAAACAAAGAATTAAAGTTGTTTATAAAGGAAAATATATAGTAGGGGCAAATGCTATATTTAATTACAAATTAGCAGAAAACATGATGAGACCTAAATCTAATTTAGCAGAAACATCATTATCTTATATTATATATGCTCCTAATATGTATAAAATGAATAGTGTTTCTTTAGTAGAAAGAATGATTCCTTTTGCTGACCAAATACAATTAGCACATTTAAAAATGCAACATGTTTTAGCTAAAGCTAGACCAAAAGGAGCTGCTTTTGAATTAGGAGCTTTAGAAAATGTTTCTAAAGGTGATGGTGGTACATTTAGTCCTTTAGAACTACAAGAAATATATGACCAAACTGGTAATGTTTATTACAGAAGAATAGACGATAGTGGCTCTCCTACAACAGCTGTACCTGTTCAAGAATTAGAAAATGGAATAGGGCAAGATGTTAGTAGACTTATAGGAGTTTATAATCATAATTTACAAATGATTAGAGATGTAACTGGTGTTAACGAAGCTAGAGATGCCTCTAAGCCTTCTTCAGAAGCTTTAGTAGGTGTTCAGAAAATGGCTTTATTAGCTTCAAATAATGCTACTAGATTTATAAATGATGGATATTTATTTATGATTAAAAGATTAGGAGAAAGTGTAGCCATGAGATTACAAGATGTTTTAAAGTATAGTAAAGATATAAAAGGTTATATAGGTGCTATAGGTGAGGCTACTTTAAAAACTATAAATTTAACTAAAGATTTATCTATGTTTGATTTTGGTATATTTTTAGAAGTTGCTCCAGATGAACAAGAAAAATCTATGTTAGAACAAAACATACAAACTTCTTTAGCTCAAAAAGAATTAAGATTAGAAGATGCTATAGCTATTCGTTCTATTAAAAATATAAAAGCAGCTAATCAAATGTTAATAATAAGAAGAAAAAAATATCAAGAAGAGCAAATGGCTATTGCACAAAGACAATCAGAAAACAATGCACAAGCACAACAACAGTCTGCTGCTATGGCTGCTCAAATGAAACAACAAGAAGTTCAGTCAAAAGCTCAAATGACTCAAATAGAAGAACAATCTAAAGCTCAAGCTCAAATGGAGTTATTGAAATTAGAATATGATTTAAAAAATAAATTTGAAGAACAAAATCATATAAGAAAAATGAAAGAGTTAGAGATAACAAGTCAAGGAAAATCAAACGCAACTAAAGCTATAGGTGATGTTAGAAAAGAATCTATAGCTAAAAGTGCACATTTTCAATCAAGAATGATAGAGCAAAGAAAAGGGCAAGCAGGAGTTATTGAAGATGTTGAAGCAGAAGAAGGTTTACAAAATATATAATTTTTAATAAAAAATAAATAAAAACTATTATTTAAAATAAAAAAAAATTATATTTGCAAAAAATAAAGTCTAATTTAATTTAATATAATATGGTAAAAGATGATATAGGAGGTTTAATAGCAGAAGGACTAGGTGGTGAAATAGTTCAACCACAATCAGGTCCTGAAGTTATAGACATGACGACTCCAAACACAGAAAATAAACAAGAAACTTCCACTCAAGAGGTTTCTAATGAAAAACCTCAAGAGGAGATTCAAGAGGTAAAACAAGAAACTTCTGTAGAAAATAAAGAACCAAGTGTTCCTACTTTTACAGAACAAGAGGAAAATAAACCAATAGAAGAAGAAACCCCTAAACAAGAAGAAAATTTACAAAATGACAGTTCTTTTCTTAATGAAATTAATGACAGTTTTGAAACTGACTTTGGTTCTGTTGCTGAACTTAAAGAAGCAATTAATGAACTTATTAGTCAGGAAGACTCAGAACCTGAAATTCAATATGCTAACGAGCAGGTAGCCAATATTGATAAATTTGTTAGAGAAACAGGTAGAAATGTATCTGATTATCTAAGAACTCAGACTACTGATTATTCAAAACTTTCAGATGAGCAAATAGTTAAGGAATACTTAAAAGTAAGTAATCCTGAACTTACTAGTAAAGAGATAGACGTTTACTATAATGCAAATTATAGTGCTGAGAAATCAGAAAATGGTGAACCGACTTTAAGTCAGATTCAACTAAAAAAAGACGCATCTACTGCTAGAAAAGAATTGACGAAGGTTCAAGATTCATATAAAATGCCTATGCA